CTATTAATCTGGGCAGGGAGTGGGGCAGATTGAGTAATGGTAATTTGCGGATCTCGACTATAACCTAATAACCTAAATTCTTTTTTCCCTGTAATAGCTGTTCTAGCTTGAGAAAAATCATCAGTAACATTTCTAATCTCTAGCTTTTTATCATTTACCGATACAGACAAAGTATTGTTCAAGTCAATAATAACTCTACCTAAACCTCTAAGCATTCCTGTGGTTGGGCCATTTGATGTAATAATATCTAATGGGTTTGTTTTAAGATTAATATCAAAAGCTATACCAATCTCTGCTGATGATAAGGAGCTATCAACTGCTGATACATTAATATTCCCACTAGAGACAGTAAACTTACCTAAGTAATCATTACCACTAATAACATCTAATGAAGCCCCATTATCAAATTCATCACTAACATCAAAGACCCCACTGCTTCCACTATATACTTGAGCCATATCCAAATTAAGTGATTCATCAATTTCCATTAATACATATTTCTCTGTTCCAGCTCCTTTATTATATTGGCCTATAACAAAAACTCTTTCATCCACAGTACAAATAGATTTAAACTTTCCAGAATTACCTGTTATAAACTGAGTCCATCCAGCTCTCTTCTCTGCTCTATTGGAATTAAATACCGCTATTGTCCCATCATTATTAACAATGAAGATATAAGATTCTGGTCTTGATATTGCAGCTTGAAGAGTTGTCATTTGAACAGGGCTTACAATCAAATGGGCAGATAAAGTAGAAACACCATTAGCAATGTATGCAGCCTCAGTATCAGAAAATATAAATTCTCTAACCACTGTCCCTGATCTTTGAAGATAAATAGTAGCTCCATCAAACACAAAAGGTTTTACTGTGCTAGCCCCATAAGGAGTCTGTCTTCTAATCATAGCATTGGTAGGGGTAACTGGTGTATTCTCAAAAGCTGGAACTATAAACTCAGAACTCTCAGTAAATACTTGTAAGTCTCTATTGGAAACCAAATGCTTAATACTGTCTAACTGACCAACACTAGATGATAATTGTATAGATTGATTATCGTAACCAGCCCCAGTATTAAAATTAAAAAACTCTCCAGATTGAGAACCCCATAATCCATCAGGTTGAGATAAACTGCCCCCAAACCATAACCTTCCTTCATGAAAACAAACGGCAGCTGGATATCCTCTAATAGCTGAGAATGATTGTTCTTCAAATTCAGCAGTAGCCGAAAAGCAGACGACTTTAGGAGCACCACCCCCATCACCAGATGCAGTAGCCGTATCACTAGAGCCAGCAGTAATGGTAAAAGTATTCTCATCAATTAAAGTAACAACAGTCCTTGACCCATCTATATTAGCTTTAGCAATACCATTAACAGCATCAGCTTCTGAAATAGTAATAGAATCACTAACATTAAGATTATGTAATGGCATAGTTACTTCTATAGTTCCACTGCCACTAATTGTTCTAAGAGCATTAACCCCAAGTTTAGTGAATAAAGATTCTGTAATTGTTCCTCTAGCTTGAGAGCCAGATTGCACAGAAGTAATAATAATCTCCTGTTTTCTATATCTCATCGTTACATCAACGTGTAATGAACTTGTATAGTTTCCATTTCCATCTGCTGATCCTGTCGTATCAAAGTAATTAAAGGCCGTATACTTGGAAGCATTAGCATTTGAAGTTAAAGGCTCAGAACCAGAAGATGTATGAGCTGTATTAACTCGGTAAATTTGTGTTGTTGATACGTCCTTCACTAATGCACCAATAGCATATGATGTACTGGCAGCCCAATCATTCAAAGTACCTGATGGCTTCACTGTTAATAGTACTGATCCAGTATTACCACTTGGAGTCATTGTTACCCCAGGAGATTGAAATGCATAGTATGGTTGATAGACCTGTTTTAAATCTGCTCTTTGGTCAAAGGAATAAAAAGATACTTCAAAAGTAGTTAAACTAGTTCGCACTAATTTGTATGGCATAAAAGTAATATGACATAGAAATAGAACATCACCAGATTGAGCGTACGTTATTTCTTTTAGCTTAGAAGTAGCTAACGGAGTTGCTAAAGAAGTTCCATCTACATCTGTTGTTATAGTTTGTATCTTTGTTACTGCACCAGCAGAAGCATTCCCATTTGCTAAAAAATCTAATATGAATATTTCTATCTGACCAGCAGATAAAGCCACAATATATCTTTCATCATCACTAAAGATAAATGGAATGATCCTTATGTTTTGATCTGTACCTGATACGGTCTGACTAAACTCATAAAGATGCTTTGTCCCCGGTCGTTTAATTACACCACCTTCAGCTCTGAGTAGGAAATTCGTAACTTTTTGTGCAGAATTGGTGTAAACTGCTATGTCCGTTCTTCCTATCAAAGAAGGACTAATCTCTCCATATTGGAAATTAGTGAAAGGAATCCTGATCGTCTGCATTAACTTCGCCTTGAAGTAATAAATCTCGATGTTTCAAGCTTGCGTGTAGTCTGCTGTTGTGAATCTAGACTTCTTGCTTTCGCCATTGCAGCATCAGATCGTTGAGTCATTAAACTAGCCAGTGGTGCATCCCTTGCTATTGAAGTAGCGAGAATAACTGACAAAGAAAACTCAACGGCTAAAGTAAAATAAGAAGGCCAGTTCTGTTCATCAGCTCTAAAGGTATAATCTGAAATAACTGTATCGGTTGTAGATGTATCTGCATAAACCTTATCTCCATAAACTTGATAATCAACTAAATTATCATTTACTGTTATCGCATGGAGCATAAGTAAATTACTAGGAAGCTGATAAGCTAAGTCATACCTTCCAGTTGGAGCATCTGTTAATTGATTTAAAGTAGCTTGATTAGTAGAGAATCTCCATCTTGTGTTACATAAAGCGGATTGAGCCACATCTTCATATAAGTTCACACAAACAAGAGCTTCAGTAGTACCATCATCAAAAGAACTAATTGGTTCAGCCCCAATAAGAATCAATGCTCTACTGCATATATCTAAAGGAGTATCTGCTGTGGTACTTGTTAATGCCATATAATGTTAGGGGG